GGTGATTTGAGTGGCAATATTTGCCCAAATATCGGTTGTGAAGTCGGTGAAAATGTATAATTGCGTGTGTAATACTGCATAAGACCTTACAATTCCAGAAGAGCTGAAAAACAGGGCGAATCCAGCTCCTCCGTCTGGAATAGTAAAAATCTTAGCCGGATTAACAGGAGGAGAGCCACCCAAGTTAATCTGAGTAAGATAATTTATCGGGGTTCCCATTTGACTTACGACAAATCGGCCGCCGAAAGCTGCGACATACTGAGGTTTTGTAGGAGCGTTCGTATCAGTGCACACAGTCATTGTGACTGTCGTTCCTGTCTCAGTGATGATGTAAATATTTACGCCATTAGTTAGCAAAGCATAAACTGAATCACCCACCGGCAAATAGGCAAACCACAGCTCACCTGTAAGGCCAATAGTTCCAATTGTTTGCGCATTAAATGCACTGTCATAGGCTATAACTTGCGTGCCATCAATGACGTACAAATAATTAATAGTCCGAAATTCATCTCGTGGTTCAGTGTTATAAACCAGACGATTTTCATTTAAATAAGTAACATGTTTTCTACCCATTGCTGGATATAAAGCTTGTTGCTTTTTTCCAGATTCAACTTGAATACCGTACCAGTTCGCGCAATCCATAGAACCAAATTGCGTAAAGCGTTGAACGTCGTAGTAGCAAAATATGGGTAGTTGTTGGATAGGCATTATATCCCTGCCCTGACACGCCATGCGCCATTTAGTAGGGATTGCTCATCACCAGTAATGGAGAGATTAACTTCACTGGTTGATACCATGATGTCATAGGCTTCCATGTACATTTGTTCTAGTTTGGGTGTCCATGCTTCGGTTCGTCCTTTGTACATGCAAACGTCACGCGCACCCGCGAAGAGCAAAAATCGTACAAAATATTGAGGTAAATTCGACATGTCGGAATCTTTGGTATATGCCGAGAGCTGGAATTTTCCTCTACAAAAGAATTCAAAGAACTGGCTAGGTGCAGGATAAAGCCTAATATCAACATATTCTGTGTCGGGAAAAGTGATCGCAAAGCGTGGCAATCCTTGAAGTGGTTCATATTTCCAAGCCGCTAAAAAGTCATCACGAGATTTATCAATTAATGGGTAAGTCACCCCTGATAAAATTAACCAGGCATTATCAAGGTTTGCGAGCCTTCCCTGCTTAATAAAGACAATCCCAGGTATAACAATAGGCTGAATGAATTGAAGCGTTGAGGTTCCAGTGATGGTTGAGACGTTGTTTAGTGTTACCAAATTGCCATCAATAGAATCGATAAAACTTAATGTAGGAATTCCGTTCCCTGTGACTTGTTCGCCAGGGTTATAAAGTGTTCCATCAGCGACAGTGAAAGACGGTGAGTTTAATGTCAGCGTCACAATCTCGCGCATGATGGTATCAGTGGGATAGTTATTATCCACAAAGCGAATGGTATTAATGCCAATATTAATAGGGCAAGTCAGAGTCTTCGCTATCGTTAGCATTTGACCATTGCCCGCATAAGACTGCATGAGCTGATTTAAAACCTGCAAGCAGAGCTTTTCATCATCACCATGTAGCGGCGTTGTAGGATTAGACGCACTTATCAAGCGGTAGACTTGAAAAGCATAGTCTCGGAATGTGTAAGCCATTATCCCTCCGTTTTTTTACGGGGCTTAACTGGTTCTTTTGGTTCCTCAATAGCTTCTTTTTTTGGTGCTAGAGCATCTTCTTTCGTAGCAAACCAATCGTCACTATGAGTAAATAACTCGAATTCATCGTAGGATTCAGCTATCTTTTCACGTCCATCACGGGCATAGATAAAAGCTCTAAAGCCTCTGCGTGGTACGGATTTTCCAAGATAAGGTACTAGCTCTTCGTGTTCATGTTCTTGCATCATTAACCCCTGTTGAAAGCAGCCCTACGACACAACATCCAAAATCTATACTGTGTCGTAGGGCTATGAACTTAGGACATAATCATCACAGCAAACTCAGGGTTAATTGCGACCCCGCAAATTACGTCGATACGGTCTAACTGTTCGTAGTTTCTGATGTCTGCACCCAATGAGTAGGTCATAGAAAGTTTGTACAAGTCAGAGTATCGAGTCACAGCCTCAACACCACCGCGCAGTTCTTTGATAGGAGGAGCAGCAAAGACTACGGCTTGGGTGTGGTAAGCCAATGACACGTTATGAGATGCGTACAGCAACATTTGAGCGCCGTTAGGAATAGCAGCACTGATGTTTTGACGCGCACCATCAATAACAATCGTAGGGTTAACAGGGATAGTTGCAGTGTTACCATCGGAAGATATGACCTGAGCAGTAACAACGAATTGCGCAGGAGCTTCGTAGATGGGTTCGTAGGTCAATGGGTTAACCATGTACACACCAGCAGCAGGAGCTACTTGAATCACGTCACCTAGATTAAATACGACAGTTCCAGGGGCTTGACCCAATCCAGTCACAGCGATTGTATTGCCACCAACGATAGGGCCATTGGTTACAGTACCAGCGAGCAACATACCAGCAGGAGGAGTACCGCCTAACTGACCAGCACCAGCAATTTGTCGTCTTAAGAAGTTAGTCTTGAAGAAGTCAAAACCTGACAAGTGACCAATAAAGCCATCAATCAACGCACCAGTGTTTACAGTGTTGTTGAAGACGTTATACAAGTCATTGTTCAAGTTAGCTGATACGCGAGGAGGTACAGCAGCATAACGCTTGCCATCTTCGGGTATACCAAGCTGAGTCATTAAAGCATCAGCGCTTAGAATGGTGTTAAAGTCTACAGGAACGCCAGGAGTACCCACGGATTGATAGACTTGGTTTTGGAACGTGTCAGCAATGAAGTTCTCAACCAAGTTACCAAGACGTTTAGCCCTTGGAGCATTCGCCATTTCTAAATAAGGTTCATCTCGCGCACGGTCGAACGTCAGGTTAAACCCTGTGTATTCAATCATGGTACGGAATTGTTTAGAAATTGTTAGAGGTCGAATTACCTGTACACGAGCTTCGGCTGTAGCTGTAGCGCCTTCACCAGCAAGGTATCTTTCTTCTAAGCGGTAGTCGATTGTTTGACCAGTAGCGAATCTTAAGTTCTTAAAATCGCCTTCAAGGTTTCTATTAGCAGTTCTAGCAAAGGCTAGAGAGTTCCAGAAGCGTACAAAAACGTCATCCAGAACGTACTGGGTTTCGCGAAAAATATTTGGCATTTGCAGTCTCCCTGACCGAACAAATGTTGATTAATTACTCAAGCATCATGCTTAAGTGCCTAACTACCATTTGTCCGGCGGGCGACAAGAGATACACGCCTAAATTTTTACTGCTTTATAACTCGGCCGACGGAAAGCCTATACACGTCTGTACAGCGATTAAAAACATCTTAGAACGTGATTAACAATCTGTCAAATTCGCCTCTTTATTCATTTTTATCTTTTTTAATTGAATATGTTGATTCATTTGCGCCTCAATAGTCTTAAGGATTTCAGCTAAAATTTCTGGTTTACTTCGCTCAAAATCATTAAGACTATAAGAAATATGGCAATTAAAATCATGACAATACGCTCTAAATTCCATATCTAACTTATGCTCCATTATCTACCCCTCTTCTGGTTCAAATGAGCCTTTCGTTTTGCATCAGACTTAGCTATTAAATCTTCAATAGATGGCTCAGTCTTCTTGCCTTTAACTGGCAAACTACTATCTTCACGACTTTTGCTTACAGGTCTAGGGGCTTTGGTACTCGGAGCTGCTTTTCTCATACGTTCCTCTAGTCTTCCCATTTCCATGATTTGTGCTGCGGGGTCTTGGATTTGTGATATCCGTGACAATTCTTGCGGATGACGCTTACTAGCTGCATAAATAAAGGCCGCAGGGTCAGGCAATCCACGAAGCGCATAGGTCATTGGGTCTGTGACAGGCTGTGACCCTACAACGTCTCTAAAGTCACTAAAGCGATTCATGCCACGGCTAAACTTGTCTTCAAAATCAGCTTGTACTTGCTCATCTCGGGCTTGTTGTTGTTGCTGCGCTTGTTTCTGGCCAATCTTTGATACGGTTCTCTCAACAAATTTCTCTAGTTGACCTTCCCAAGATTCCTCCGAATCGGGATTGTACTCGAAACCTTGAGCTTGTTGGGCCACTTGTTGCTGCGTAGGCTGTTGATTCTTATTATCACCCCGAGAAAGCCTCTCACGAACTGCTTTATTAATGCGCTCGTTAACTTCTTCCTCAGTATATGTTTTAGGAGGCGTTTTAGTATTTCCATAATCGTCATAATCTTCCTCTCTCTCTTTCGGTTCCTCATCTTGTGGCTCGTCTCGCTCATCTTGAGGTGACTCTAAGTCTCTAGCGTCTGGCTCAGGTGAATCAATATCACCGTAAGATG